AACTGCTGATCGAGAAAGGTTTGGCGACACGTCCTGCTGCTCCTGCTGCTCCTGCTGCTCCTGCTGCTCCTGCTGCTCCTGCTGCTCCTGCTGCTCCTGCTGCTCCTGCTGCTCCTGCTGCTCCTGCAACGCTGGTCATGACAGCTGCAGCCGAGTTCACCTATGAGCAGTACATGGCTGCAGGTGGTTGGTCTGATGCGATGCTGATCGAAAAGGGTCTAGCGATTCAACCTTCGTTCGCTTAAATCAATACCAAAGACCTCGCAGGAATGGTGCATAGTCCCTCTGCGAGTGCTCTGCGGTCTAATCTGGTGACGACAATGGCAGCAATCAATTCGCTCAAGGCTTGGCAGCGCGAGCACAAAGCAGATGGATCACGCGGCGATGGGTTCTCGATTCACCCGTCAATGCTGGTCGAGCAACCGGGGTTCAACCCGCGTGACTACGGTGACCAAGAAGTCATCGATCATATCGAAGCACTGAAGCAGTCGTACATCGCAGCACGCTATGTGCCGCCGCTGATCGTTTCAGTTATCGACGGTGATGTGGTGGTTCGTGAAGGTCACTGCCGTCGTCGTGCTGTACTGCTGGCGATCGATGAAGGTCATGACATCAAGCGTGTTCGTGTTGAAGAGCACAAAGGTGGTGACGTCGAGCAGACATCACTGATCCTGACATCGAACGACGGCCTGAAACTCAAGCCTCTGCAGCGTGCGTCGGTGTATGCCCGGCTGCAGGCTTATGGTCTGAACGACACTGAGATCGCGAAGAGTGTCGGTTGCACAGGTACTCAGGTCGCACGGTATCTCACGATGCTGAAGATGCCCGAAGACATGAAGCGCATGGTCAACGAAGGCAAGATCAGCGCCAGTTATGCACTCGACCTGTACAGTACCGAAGGCTCAACCGGTGCAGTCGACAAGGCGAACGCTGGTTTGAAGACTGCTGAGAAAGCTGGCAAGAAGACGGTGACACCTGCAGCTGTGAACCAGCAGAAGCGGTTGCCACCGAAAACCCTGCAGCAGATCCGCGATGCGTTGTTAGCAGTTCACCCGCTGTTCGATCGTGAGCTGGATGACTTCGACAGAGCATCAAAGCAGGTGAAGGTGATCATTCCGATCGAGCAGTTTCAGGCACTGGCTGAAGCTGCAAACTCTGTTAAATCAACTGAAGGTGACAATGATGAATCGTAGTCAAATAGCTCTAGCAATTGCAGGTGCAATGGGTCGAATGAGAGTGCCGATCCACCTTCATCCTCGCAGTGGCACCCCCAGAACAACCCTGCGAATGCGGGCGAAGCAGGTTCGTCAGGCTAAGCCATTCAACGGTATTGCCATCGCTGCAGCACAGTTCAAGCGTGACCAGCGCAACGGTCACCGGTTGAATACCTGGACCGGCGTCAGGCATGATACCGTTCACGTACCGAGCACTGTGATCAAGCTGCTGCCTCGTATGCTCCGACGGTAACAACTAACCCCGGCTTCGGTCGGGTCATTTTGAAGTGGTGCTGGTATTTGGTAACGACGTGAGGGTTCGACTCCCTGAACACCCTTTGGTGGGCAGAGTAAGACTAGACTACCGGTTCGATTCCGGTCGCCAGCACCACTCCAAAATGATAATGAGGTGACGACGATGAGTGTGAAAATTATTGAACTGAAGTTGATCAAGTCCACCAAAGGTACTCATGTCTACGGTGACGATTCTGATGGCGCGATCATCCCTACGGTCTACATCAAGAAAGCAGGGTTGCCGACCACGCCACCACAGAATATCGTGGTCAAGTTGGAGTATGAGGTGTGACCGCCCCTGACTTCCTGTTCGGCATCACTGATGGTGACATCGTGTATGACGAAGAAACTTTCCCCAACGCATTCACCGTCGGTTTCCTGCATCGTGTGACCCGTCGCAAGTGGTACTTCGAGATCAGCACTCGCCGCAACGACATCAGAATGCTCTGCCTATTCATCGACATCCTGAGTCGACACAAGGTGCGAATGGTTGGATACAACAACATCGGCTTCGACTACCCGGTGATCCACTTCATCCACAAGAATCAGCACGTCGGCATCACTTACGAAAACATCTATGACAAAGCGATGTCGATCATCAACGCGCCCCACAACGCACGCTTCGCCAGTATGGTGTGGGAGTCTGACTGGCTGGTGCCGCAGCTGGACCTGTTCAAGATCCACCACTTCGACAACATGGCACGCGCCACCAGTCTGAAGGTGCTTGAGTTCAACATGCGTATGAGCAACATCGAAGATCTGCCGTTCCCCGTTGGCACCACTCTCACCGATGATCAGATTCAAGTTCTGGCTGACTACATGTGGCACGACATCGCCGCGACTGATCTGTTCTGTAATGAGACTGCCGATCAGATTCGCTTTCGTGAAGAGCTGTCTGTGAAGTACGGTAAAAATTTCCTCAACCACAACGACACCAAGATCGGCAAAGACTACTTCATCATGAAGCTGGAAGAGGCTGACCCTGGTTGCTGTTACAAGCAGGTCGACGGTAAGCGCAAGATGGTGCAGACGGTGCGTGAGCGCATTGACTTCGCTGAGATCATCCTGCCTTGTGTCACGTTCGAGCATCCTGAGTTTCAGCGCATTCTGATCTGGATGAAGTCACAGGTGATCACCGAAACGAAGGGGTCGATTAAGGATGTGAACTGCACCATTGACGGGTTCCAGTTTGACTTCGGGACCGGTGGTATCCACGGGTCAGTTGAGTCTCAGGTTGTCCACTCTGATGATTATTGGATCATCGAAGACTGGGATGTCGCCAGCTACTACCCGAACATAGCGATCGTCAACGGTCTGCACCCGGCTCACCTCGGTGCGATATTCTGCACCATATACAAAGATGTGTATGAGCAGCGCAAGGGGTATGCGAAAGGCACCGCTGAAAATGCGATGTTGAAGCTGGCACTCAATGGCGTCTACGGCGACAGCAACAACCAGTACAGCCCGTTCTTCGATCCTCAATACACCATGTCGATCACCATCAACGGTCAGCTGCTGCTGTGCATGTTGGCTGAGAAGCTGATGCAGCTGAGTGAGCTGAGCATGGTGCAGATCAACACCGACGGCTTGACAATCCGATACCCGCGTCAGCACAAGGAGTGGGTGCACAGTGTCGCGAAGTGGTGGGAGCAGGTCACCAGGCTTGAGCTTGAGGATGCTGAGTACAGTCGGTTTATGGTGCGCGACGTGAACAATTACATCGCTGAGTACACCGATGGTAGTGTGAAGCGCAAAGGCACCTATGAGTATGATCTTGGCTGGCACCAGAACCACAGTGCTCTGGTCGTCGCTAAGGCTGCTGAAGCTGCACTGGTACGGGGTGAAGACATTCGTGAGTTCATCACCAACCATGACGACATCTTCGACTTCTTTTTGCGTGCCAAGATCCCTCGCAGCACTCAGTTGTGGTGGGGTGATGAGCAGGTGGCTAACATCGTGCGCTACTACATCAGCACTGAGGGTTGTGTGCTCAAGAAGGTGATGCCAGCAGCAGGTCCAGTGGGTGAATTCAAGCGTGCGAACAAGCTGACTGATGCGTTCTTCAATCAGGTCATGACTGAGGTTGGCACCGGTGTGTGGGATGAGCGCATTCACACCAAGAACAAGTCGACCTATGATGAGCGACCCAGCGACATCAACACGGGTTGGAAGGTGCAGTTGTGCAATAATCTCACTGATGCTGAATGGGTTCACAGCAATTATCACCCGTGTGACCTCAACTATGAATGGTACATCAAGGAAGCTGAGAAGCTGGTGAAACCGTTGCTTGACTGATGTGGCACAATGTTCTACAGTTGATTGAAATTCAATGAGGTGACGATGATGGGTGTTCGTGAGCGCAAGGTCGAGAACTACCTCGACGACCAAGTCAAGCTGCTGCTCGGTGGTGTCACCAGGAAGTACGTCAGCCCTCAGCACGACGGTGTTGCTGATCGGTTGGTGTTCCTACCTGGTGGACTGCTATGGCTCGTTGAGGTGAAGACTGTCGACGGCAAAGAGTCTGAGGTGCAGCAGCGTGAGCGCACCCGAATGACCGAGCTAGGGTTCAGAGCAACCATTGTCTACGGTGAGCAGCAGGTCGATGAGCTGATCGCTGAGATGATCAAGGTGATGAGTCAGATGGCGATGGTGCAGGGTGCCATTGCTGCTGCGGGGGTGGGGTTGTGATTGAAAGTTGGCGCAGATTCGACATGATATTAGGTAAGTGTGATCATTTCAATGTCAGGCGGCGAGTGATGAGTCGACTGCAAGATCGAACGGTGTGCTTTGCTCACGGTCGGCGCATCATGCAACCCACCATTCGAGGCACCCACACACAGGTGATGATTCAACCGAGAGTCAGTGGCTGGATCATCCGGTACAAGCAGAAGGGTCAACCGGGCATCACCATCAACTCTTACACTCAGCTTTACACGATCATGTATTTCAACGGTGAACTCAACCCATGCTAGTACCCCAGCAGCTCCACGACTATCAGCGCGAATGCGTCATGCACCAGCTCACGAACCCCGACTCGATGCTGTGGCTGCAGATGGGACTAGGCAAGACACCGATCACGCTGACCACCATCGTCGACAGGATGCGGTGCGGTCAGGTGCAGAAGACTCTGATCTTCGGACCACTGAGGGTCATACAAGCGGTGTGGGCACGTGAAGCACGCAAGTGGACTCACACCAAGCATCTGCGCTTCAGCGTCATCCACGGCCCCAAGGAGAAGCGCAGTCGTGCATTGTTCGCTGATGCTGACATATACCTGGTCAACTATGAATCAATGAACTGGCTTGCTCGTGAGCTCGATCACTACTACCTGTCACAAGATAAGCCGCTGCCGTTTCAGATGGTGGTGTACGACGAAGTGTCGAAGCTGAAGAACAGCACCACACTGCGCATGGCTGGCGGCAATCGCGATCGAAAAGATGGCCATGGTCACCCGGTCAAGATCCATCACACCGGCTGGCGCAAGATCCTGCCCCACTTCAAGTACCGCACCGGGTTGACTGGTACCCCAGCATCCAACGGTTACCTGGATCTGTTCGGTCAGTTCCTCGCTGTCGATGGGGGTGAGCGACTGGGTGAGTACGTCACGCATTACAAAGACAATTATTTCATGTCGGATTACAACGGTTGGGGGTGCTCACCAACTGAACTTGGCAAGCAGTGGATCGAGCACAAGATCAGCGACATCACAAAGAAGATGGATTCTGCTGACTATCTGGACCTGCCTGAATGCAAGTTCATAAACGTCATGGTCGACCTGCCAGCTGCAGCACGCAAAGCGTACAAGGAAGTCGAGAAGAACATGTTCACGCAGCTCGACAGCGGTGCTGAGGTTGAGGTGTTCAGCCGCAGCAGTGTGTCGAATAAGTGCCTGCAGTTTGCCAACGGGTCACCGTACCTGAGCAGTGAGTCGACGGAATATGAACCACTGCACGATGCGAAGCTGGATGCGCTTGAGGATGTGCTTGAGGAAGCGGGTGGTGCACCGGTGCTCTGCAGCTACACCTACAAGGCAGATGCTGAGCGGATCATGAAGCGGTTCAAGAAGTACCGACCCGTCAACCTGACCAACACACCGTCGAAGGATACTGAAGCGATCATCAACAAATGGAACAGTGGTCAGATCAAGCTGTTGATCGGTCATCCTGCATCAATGGGGCACGGTGTCGACGGTCTGCAGGACAGTGGTTCAATATTGGTGTGGTTTGGGTTGAACTGGTCGCTCGAATTATATTTGCAAATGATAGGCAGGCTCGACAGGCAGGGTCAGACTCGACCTGTGTCAATCATCAGAATCCTATGCAATGACACTGTGGATCTGGCTGTGGCTGATGCGCTTGAGCGTAAGGATGATAGTCAGGAAGGGTTGAAGTCTGCGATCGATCGATACCGCCGTGGCTTCACGACGAATGAACTTGAGGTGAATTTCTTCTAATGAAACTAGCAATCGTAATACCGACAGCTGACACCGTCAGCACTGACTTCACCATGTGCTTGACACGTCTGGTCGCACACCTGTGCTCGGTCGACGTTTCACCGATGATCATCAACCCTCGATCCAGCCTGGTACAGAAGGGTCGATGGGATGGTGTAAGGCAAGCGCTGCAGCACGGTGCGTCACACATCCTATTCATCGACAGTGATCAGACGTTCCCTGCAAATGCTGCAGCGTATCTGATCACCCTGCGGAAAAAGATCGTGGGGGCAACCTATCGACTCAGGTCGGATGAGGTGGCATACACTGCACGCGACAAGCACGGTGAGCGCATCGATTTCTCTAAGCGTAAAGGATTGCATGAAGTCGCCAGCAATGGTCTTGGGTTCACATTGATTGATGCAGAAGTATTCAGGAAGGTCGACGAACCCTGGTTCAAAGTCGAGTATGACGGGCAGAAATGGATCAGTGAGGATGAATCGTTCTTCAAGGCCGCATCAGCAGCAGGGTACAAGGTGTGGGTCGATGCCGACTTAACATCAGAAGTGGGTCATGTCGGCAGTAAGAACTATATCTAACCTACTGGGTTCCTGCTGAAGTGGTCAATGATCCAGCTGATGCCGACACCCAGGCCACCGAGTATACCGCCCCACTTGAGGCACCACAGGACAAACTTCTGCACGCCGCCGCCGACACGGGTGATGCCTTCAAGATCTCTGGTGAGCTGTACTGACGCCCTAGTCTCAGTGACCAGACTTGTGATCTGTCCGGTCAAGTCACCGATCGCTTTGGTGTTCTCATGCTGCGCGTCGAGTATCCTGCCGAACGTAGCAGTCTCACGTTCCTCATGCCGTTCAAAACGTGCCTGATGCTCTTTAAAATCTTTGCAGAGCTGAAACAGTTTCTGATCAGTACAGCGATTCAAATCATCACCTTCGGACATAATGTCTTCCTTGGCACTACTACGGTTATTTGTTTTTAGAAGACCCCGTTTTCACGGGCCTTTCCACCACCGAAGGCCAAAGTAGTAATGAACCAAGTTCTTGCTCTGAACCACCTCCCTTCTTTTTTCAAGATGTCTGATAAAATAGTAGACGCCTGCAAGTTCGTGCATGGCGTACCATCGTCGAACTTACCGGTGTTACACAACTCATCGTGCACCCACCAAGCCTCAGATATGATGTCCCAAGCCCCGGTGGCCCCGTCTGACCTGCGCCCTGTGGGTATGGATACTTTCTTTCCGTAGCGAGAAACGTAATATATGGGAGTAAGTAACCTGTATGGTCTATCTTCATCCCCCTCGGTGTCCGTAACATAAAGCGCCATCAGTATCCCCAGGTCGGAACGTCAGTCCGATCAGTTTCAGTCCACGCCATGTGAACAAAGCCACAATAAGCACCACCGGCGACACGAGTCGCACCGTGACGACCGGCCAGAACCTTCAGTTTCGTCTCCAACTGTTCGCTGTTACACGCAATATCCACCGCTTTGCACAACTGGTGGTCGCTCGAAGTGTCCTTGGTGAGTTCGTCCCGATGGTTGGGGCAGCGCCCGCCCGAAGTCACAGTCATCGGTCGACCCAAATCTTCACGTACTGCTTGAACTCCGTCGAGAGTCATTTGGTCGACACTACGCTGATCACAGTGGCGGTGACCACAAGTGCATAGCAATTTTACGTCGACGTTTGGATTGAAATTGGCTGTGGAAATCACGCTGCGGCCTCTCTCACCGGCCTTGGCGCAAGAGTGGTATCGGGGAATCCTTCCTGCTCAGGGTAATCACGCAGGTCGTTACGATAGGTTCGCCAATGTGACACTAAACCTTTACCAGACTTATGTCCGTCTTGAACTCGGAATAACTCCACGTCAGATTTGGTTAGTTCACTGTTTCTCCAACGTCGCTCTATTAAAGCTAATTTATCCAAGGTGTACGGTCTGAACTCTCGCACAAGAATGTCGTCTATCCAAACTGCTTTACCTGTAGCCTCATCGCCGGGAGTCTGACCAACGCCGAGCCATCCTGCGTTCATATCAATAAGATCCTGTGAAGACAGGTCAAAGCCTTTGACTTTACTTTTCTTATACTTCTTTAATAAGAAAACCTTGCTACAGATTTCCATTGAGTCTAAATCTACATACTCAATCATTACGGTGTTCCTTCATCTACTTTAGCTTGTTTTTCCTGACTGGTCAGTATCCTATCATAGAGGAATACATGATCTTGATCCCCGTCCCACGCTCTGTCCGTTGCATCATTAAAGAAGTTCCCCATCTCAAAGGGAGCTGTAGAGTCAAAGATAGCTGCCGGGATGTCTGTGGTATTCGCCCCAATTAAAGTCGTGCCCCTGTATATGCGCATGGCTACTGAGGGCTCGAACTCTATGAAGTACAACTCGTACACACCCGGCGTGACAACACTCGTATTTGTAGAGAGTACGTTTGTGGTAACGGCCCCGTCGGTGGATATTAGGAACTCTAAATCAGCCCCAAGCGACGGAGCTTGGTAGAACAACCATGACCGTTGACCAGATCGCCATTGTGACCAAAGGCCGTTACTATTCGCAGGGTTGAGATCGTTGTCGAATTTTAGCCAACCGCAGATAGTGAACCCACTACTACCATCACCAACAGAAGCTGGGGACGTTACGCTATCGTCATTGGCACTGACAAAGCTAAGTGCGTTGCCTATCTTACCTGCCACGATGTCAGCGCCGGATATGGTAGCGTCGAGGCCGTTAGGGGAGATGTCAAACTGCGTTGGCCCGCTGACTGTGTCCCCCATATCGTAAGCGGCCAGCACGTTAGGGTGATTGGGCGAGGTTATTGCGATCTCGCCTCCTCCTCCCAGCATTAATGCTTTAGCTATCGACATTACGATACCCCCTTCAGATCGGTGCCGACAATGGTGCCATCTACATTAGTTACCACCACCCAATGCTCTGCTGCGATAACTGTGGGAGCAGCCCCATCTCCTGTCCATTTTGCGATGTTAGAGTGTGTCCACGTGAATGCACCCGGTACAATCTTCTGTAGCACCCAATGTCCAGTTAATAAATTAGTATAAGTTGATGTTAAATTACCGGTCAACGTTATGATCTGAACCAGACCGTTATCAGGGTTTACATCTGCACCGCTTTGAGCAAACACACCGTCGCGGAACGTTGGTGTACCACCCCCAATAATTTCCCAATTGGTGTTAGCTAAGTCATAGCGCAGGTGCACTGTCTTCTGGTTCTGATCAAGAATGTAATCAAAAGCAGCACCGCCGATTGTGTTACCGTTTCGCCCAATCGTAATTTTGTTGATGACTGCATTGTTCTTTGCGTCGATAATAATAACTTCATCACCATCATTAGGTGATGCCGGTAGAGCGCGGGTTTTTGTGCTGGATGACACATCAGCCAGCCAGATATTAAACGCAATCAGTGTTCCCGTTTGAGCACTATCTAATGCAAATGAGTTGGCAGGGTCAGCCATAATCTGCTGCCACGCCGCATCGATCCTTGCGTATTGGTTACCGTCGACAGGGGCTTCACCGACCCCCGACGCACTTGCTGTGCTGCTGACCAGGTTACCTGACGAATCGAACCCCAGAAACTTATCAGCACGTGCAGCAGCATTTTCAGCAAGGTCGAACGTACCATCAACGGGGATGCTATTCGACAACCTGAACGCCCGATCATCACCGGTGTCAGACAACTGCAGAATCAGATAGGTCAGCTTGTCGATTGCCGACTCATGCACATCGGGGAAGAACCCGCCCTGCGATGCGAATGCGATCAACTGTGTCAGCTTGTAATCGGATCGGATATACCATGAAAAGTTGGTCGGCAGATTGCCCGCTAACCGGGTGATAGTACCACCTGCGTCGTTGCCGACACCGTTCACGGTGTAATCGGTATCCACAATCAGTGTCGTTTGGGCACCTAGATCATCAGTCTCGAACACTGCAAGTTGCGATTTATCATCGACTCGAAATGTGTACGAGAACGTGTCACTGGTACCATTGCCGGGAAACGGTCCTGATGTGATAGTTGAACTGTTAACAGTCATGCTGGTACTCCAATCTATTTGTCAAGAGTTTATCATTAGTCGCGTTTAGGACCAAACAACGCTTCACGAACGGTGAAGTCTTCACCTTCCTCGATCACATCATAAAGGTGTTCACCTGTTGCCCACATCTGTGACACACCCGGTACACCTAGTGCCGCGCCAACCAGCTTAGTCGCATTCTTAATCTGAGCCTTTGTGACCTCTTTGTCGGTCACTGCCGCCGATGTGATGCCTTTGAACCCTGCAATACCTCGCTCTAACAAAGCCGACACCGGTGAACTGTTGTAACCGAAGTCACCGATCAAACCACTGGCAACCTCACGCACGAATGGTATTGATGCCATTGGGTACAGTACAACACCAGTCACATATTTACCCAGTCGATCATCTTCACCTTCAGGCTCATCCAAGTCACCGCGCATCAGCATTTCCATAAACACGGGGATCGTGTAAAGGAACATCACTTTTGCTGCGACACTGGTGACGGAATAGCGACCACTGCGTCGACCTTTCACCAGGTCACGACTCAGGTTGCCGAGTGCACTGAAGAACGTCATGAACATGGTGAACGTGGTGATCACCTTCGACTGGTTGCGCACGATTGCAGCCATGTCTTTAGTCGCGCCTGACCCTTGCAGGCTCTCAAGCATCAAGTCAGCGAATTGAGCTGCCAGCTTCTCATCGCCGGTTTCGCTGACCTTCTTATCGTAAGCTCCGAGCCATGTTGGTAAGTCAACAATGTAGAGCTGGATCAACATGATGTGCTTCATCGATACTTCTTGAGTGGCAGCGATGATGCCGCGCTTGCCCTTCAACCTGGTCATCGCGTTTCTGATCTCACGATCCATTGTCTGAATGCGATGAGGCAGCACCTTCGACTTCTCTAATGCGAAGTCCATCCCACTCTGCATATTGTCAGGAGTACCGAGCGTGCGACGAACTGCTTTCATGTACCAAGAGTTGCCGATAGCTGACTGGATACCCTTCACCGTGGGACCGAGTCCAAGTTCAGCAGTAGTAGTGAACAGGCCGAACACCTGCATGATGCCTGTGGACGCCTTAAAGCCCATCACACCCAGCGTCACGCCGAACCGCAACCGTTGGAAGGCTTCGTCAATGAACGTCTTGGTAGGCTGCTGACGACCGTCCTTAGCGACGTCGTTCAACCAAGGCTTCAGCTGCTTGAACTCAGCTTCACCCAGCACACCGGTAATCGCGTTGGCGACATCAGGTGCATTGATCAGTTTGTTGATCTGGCGCACTGCGTCGTGGTGTGTGATGTAGTGGATCGTTTCATTGAAATGGTCAGGCACCACGTCAAGGCTCAGGTTGATGCGGTCATAGAATCCGGTGCGCTCATTGGTCGCGCCAGCGTTCACCGATGCCTGGATCGATGCAGTGTTATTGAACATCGACTCAGTTTCAGCCTGCAGCTTCTCAGCGTTCTTCTCAGCTTTATGGCTGCGCTCAGGCGAGTATTTGACCGGGTAATAACCACCCCGGAATGTGCCGAACTCAGTCACAACCGGTGTCGACTCGACCTTCGGTGGCGTCAGACCCGTGGTGCGACGATGCACTTCAGCAAGCTGAGGATACAAAGTTTCCATCTGGTCCCATATCGTCTGCACCAGTTCCCAGTCAGACTTCGTCATGTGCTTCAGCACTGCCTGCAGCTGAGGGTTGTCGATGCTGATGTCGCCATCTGTCTCAGGGTCAGCCCAACCCTCACCAAGAAGCAGCTTGCGCAGGTTGCCCTGGTTACCGGTGTTCAGCGCAACTGCAAGCACTTGGTGACCCAGCAGATGATCGTTGATCTCAGGTATCCAGATCTTGCGCATGTGACGCTTCTGGTCAGCTTTGCTGCGGTCGATGATTGCGTTGTTCACCGGTGTGGCGACAGTGTCGATCAGGTTCATCTTGGCATCGAGTGCATCAGTCAACGGCTGGATCAGGATCTGATGACTCAGGCCGACACGCTCACCCCCATCGAGCCATGACGCCAAGAATGGAACCTTAGTCAACTGTGAAGCCCAACGACGAACGTGCTCACTCAGCGTGGCATCTTGCGCGTCAGCGGTACGTGACTTGCTGGCTTTGGTGTCGAAGCGTGCATCATTGGTGTTGATACTGTCGACCCAGTCAGCCTTCAGCTTTTTGAACTCAAGCTCATCAGCGATCGCGTTCATTTTGTTGCTGTACCGGGCAACGTGCTCGATGTTCTTCACCGAGTCATTGATGCCTTGTAGGTCGCTGAACGGTACGTTTTTCCAATGAGTGAGGAAGGATTCATTCAGCACAACAGGACTGAGCACCAGACCATCACCATCAGTCTCCATGCGCTCTTTTGCCCACGTGTTGATGTTCTCAACTTCGGTCAACGTTGCAGCTTTGCGGAACTCGAAGCGATTGAGGATCTTGACGATCTGCTCCCAGTGACCACCGTTCGACTTCATTATCTCGACTTGCACTTTCTTCTTGCTGTACCGCGCCATGCGATCGACGATCTTGGTTGTCTCGTTCTTCGCGTTGGTCGCTTCCATGCCGAGATAATAATTCAGCACCTGACGCATCTTCGCAGCTGCAGCACCTTCCTTGTTGCCCTCAGCCAACATGCGGCCCGCTTCATTCGCAGCCTTGATCTCAGCACTACGGTACTTGCCGGGGAATATCTGACGGAATGACAGCCGACCGATGCGCTCAGCGGCGATCTCTTTAATGGTTGCCCGGTCGACAGTCGGTGCATTGGTGCCGCGTGCGAGAGTCTTCAACTCTGACAGCAACAGCTTGCCGCGCTCTTCATCCTGCACCGCCTCATCAGCAGCCTTCTCAATGGTGCCATCAGTCATGATGTCACCGTGCCGGTCAACCATGCGCGACTCGGCAGCGATGTCAGCAGACTCTTTGATCGTTGGTGCGTTGATCAGGTCATCAAGCAGTTCAGAGCCTGATTCATAACCGAGGATCGCAGCAGCCTCATCAGGGTGCAGACCCTGGTGCTCTTTGGCAGTCATGCCACGCAGCTTAGGCGACACGATGACCGACTTGCGACCCAGCTTGTTGACCTTCTCTTCACCGACCATTTCCTTCACAGTGGCGAAGTCCAGCTTGATGTCGCCGGTCTTGAGCTGATCACGCGCAACATGAACCTGCTCAGTCTTCAGTCGCTCGAGCTCTTCGTCAGCGATGTCACGCTTCTCTTCGTTCCACCACTTCTGCTGTTGCCGGGTCAACTGCTTGATCAGCTTGTCACGCAGAGTCTCAGACTGCACATCCTTGACCTTGCTGATACGCTTCTGGTAGTCGCTGAACTCTTCCTCAGTCATACCCGCCATCGCAGCATCAGTGAACAATGGTTCAATCCGCTGTCGTGCTTCAGCAGCTGCGATCTGCTCTTCAGTCGCCAGTAGACGATCGAACACCTGACGCATCTCGATGGTCAGATCGACGTTCAGTTGACCACGCATCCGCTGGTAAATCTGTGACAGCCAGCGTGCGAACGTCCTGAACGCGTTGCGCAGCTCGATGCTGGGTGCTTTGCCTTCCATCAGGTACGTTTCAAAGCCACGTGCAAACTGCTCATGCACTGCACGACGAATGGCTGAGTCAACATCTTGATCACCAGCTGTACCATCAGCGAGGTATTCAATCACATCGGACGCTGTAACAGTTTCACCCGGTTCAGTGCCTGCCTGCTTCTCAGCATCGAAGCCTTTCGCGGTCAGGTAGCTGTTCGCTTCCTTCGCCACATCGTCAGCGTTGCGCTTGTACCAGTTGTTGATGCTCTGCAGCATCTCGGTGTCACCGTTGACCTCCATCTCATACATGAAGTGTGCGAACTCATGCAGGAATGTGCTCAGGTCAGATGACTCGGTGAGCCTGATGATACTGTTCGCTGGGTCATAGTAACCGCGTGCACCAGGGGCATCGTCGCTGGTGGGTTGCTTGAAGATGTCAGGATCAGCAGGGTCGAAGGTACCGATGTTCTGCACCGACTTGATGTTGGTCTTGCCGCTGTCGAAGATGTGAACGTGAGCGGTATCCCTCACGATGTTCATGTTGCTGAACCGCTGCTCAGCATTCTTGAGAATGATCGAGTCGAACCCCATTGCCTCAATGACTTCAGCAACACGCTGGAACTGAACGTTTTCACCTGTCTCAGGGTCTTCAGTGAATGCGTAATCCTCAGTACTGCGCATCAGATCCTCGATGTCTTCAGCAGTTGCTGACTCACCCAGATCGTACACCTGAGCAGCCAGTTCTGACGCCTCGACACCTGCATTGTCGGCAACTTCCTGAATCGCTTCAGTCAGTTTGTTCGGGTTCTCTTCCTCAAGCGCCCACCGTGCCTCATCGACTTGGTCCTCAAAGTCATCGATGTTCTCTTGAACTTCCTCAGCGGTGATGTCGTTTTCCTCAGCAACCTGCTCAATCGCCTGCTGATGGACGCTGTCGTTGTCGATCAACTCGATCACTGATTGATCACCGATGACGAAAGGATTGTCGACGCGCACGAATAGTTCCATTGTCTGATCTTGACCGCCTGCGAGTTCTTCACGCGCCATCGCTGTCGGCAGGTCTTCAGGGAATGTTTCGGTTTCAGCGTCAAATTCCAGTCCGTGCTGATCAGCCAACTCAGCGACTTCATCAGAGTCGGCTTCACCCAGTTCCTCTTCAAGTTGCTCAGCACGTTGATCAATCCGGTTCGTCAGATCTGGACCTTCACCAGCGTAGTTGTCACTGGCATCCTGCTCTGAACTGGTGAAGTAGTTGACCGCACCGAACTGACCTTCAAGGTTGCCGCGCAGCGCATCGAACACACTAAAATCAAAAGTGGTGCCGTGGAATACTTTGACAACGGTGGGGGTGTCAGCTTTGAAGTCGTGGTCGTTGATGTCCTCAGAGTCGATCACGTCACCGCCGCCTGACCACTCTTTGAACGCTTCAGTCTCGGTCGATGTCTCAGTCACGGGTGCCTGCGCCAACAGGTCAGCCGACTCAGCAGCATCGGGGTCGAAGGCTGCATTGACTGATCGGATCTGTTCTTCACGCAGAACAATCGTTGACTCTTCTGAGATCGCACCAGTCTGCCTGACTTGCTCAATCTGTCGATCAAACTCATCTAATTGCGATTGTTCTTCAGCTGTAGGCTCAGGTTTAGGTGCGTCAATGAATGCCTGAACATCCGCTTCAGTCGCATCAGCAGGTAATTCCAACCGTGAAGAAACTGCAGATAATACGGATTGACGCTCTGCATTGAGGTTTCTAATTTGTTCACGGGATTGGTCAGTGATCTCACCGGCTGTTGCTTCAACTTTGTTGACATAAACAATGCTATCAAAACCGGCATCAATGATCTTATTTCGAATCTCATCAAGAATCTCAATGTTATCTTGACTCTCAACCCAATCAGTTGAATCTTCAAATCCATCGCGCAGTGACTGTGCTTCATCAAGCAATTCAGAGTCTTGAAATTCTTCAGGCAATGATTCCAAAACAGACACCGAGTTATTCCAAGTGCCAACATCTTCCATTTTCAGGGGGTTTTCGACGCTGACGTGTACCGGGATGATGTTCGCCCCTTCCCCAGCGCGTTGACCTCGACCACCAAATGAACTGACACCAAGGCGATCTGACTCTACATCAGATAGCCGGTTAGCAGCCTGCTGGGTCGTACCCAAGTGAACACCTAAGTCACCGCGCTCGAACGCGTCAAATGTTGCAGCAGTGCCGTGAAACAATGTCTGCTCAGTATCGAACCCTAGGCCACGCGCACGTTGCTGTCGTGCATCGGTGGACATGTCCAGACCTTTAGCGGTCGCAGCTGCGAACTCAGCAGCCTCACTCTGACTCAACAGATCCTGCTCACCCTGCAGCCGTGCCTGCTCACCGGTCAGCGGCCCTTCGATCACCAGACCAGAATCGATGTACACCTGCTTCACTGTCTTGCCTGAACTCTTCGCCTGAGCTGTTGCCCACGCTGGCACGATCTGAGCCATGATCGTTGCATTCGCTGCATTTACCTGACCGCTGTCGATCAGCTGCTCACGCACTGTGTTGTAAATCTCTTGAGCCTCAACGAACTCGCTGACGTTCTCATTCGCATCATCCAACAACGTGCGAATGTAGGCTTGAGTCTCCTGCTGCACCTGCTCCTGACGAAACGGTGCGACAGTCTCTTCACTCATAGTCATGCTGTCACGCAGCTGCTCGAAGTGCTCAGTGTTCAGTATCTCAGCACTGAACTCCGCCACAGGGATGTTGACCTGACCACCGAGCGCAGCAGCTTCGTTGACACCCTCCTGCAGCAGTGCCAGCGCCGGGTCAGCCGCGATCTCATCACGGGTCTTGGTCTGCAGGTACAGTGCTGTCTGAGCACCGTCGATGAACACGTGAGTGTTGTTGTCACCGTCAGCCTGCTCGACGAACTGCTTGAATGATTCTTTGCTTCGTGCCTTTAACTTTGACTTCTCAGCAGCGGTGTTCAGCTGATCCAGCTTGCGCTGCTCGACTTCACCTTGAGTCTCTTTCTTTGACCCATCAGCAGCAATGACTTCAATGGTCTTGCGGATACCGGTGACTGCAGTGGCTTGTGCACCACCTGCGACAATGGTAGCTATTGCAGTGACAGCCTGACGTCGCAACTGCAGCGTGACCATCTCTTCGACAGTCTCAGCAGCTTCCATCTGCTCATCAATACCGAACACGTTTTCGTTGAGCGTCTGACCCAGTGTTGCCAGCTGCTCAGTCCCCATCTCTTGCACCAGGAACTTCAACGCAGCTTTGGTCAACCCTTTCGTTTCACCGGTCAGGATTCGCTCAAGGGTGCCCGTCGGCAGCACTTCAGTACCCACCTCGATCGCAGCATTGATGCTGGCGAACCAAGCAGCCTGCTGAGGTGTCAGGTCATCAGCACGACCCTGAGCGTAGCTGTCACCGAACGTCTGCACGCCGATGGTCGCCAACAGTGGTGCAGCACGACCGCCTGACAGCAGCATCAAGCCGAATCCTGGTGCCATGATAGCCAACGACTCAACGCCGCTGCGCACACCCTGCTCAAGCAGGTTCAGATCTTCAGGGGTGAGTGTTTTGCGCTTCGCTTGCTGTTCCTTCAGCGTGGTCAGCATCTGCTCAGTCGCGTCAGCTTTCGCTTGCTGCAACTGAGCATCAGTGTCGATGCCAAGATTCGACGCCAGCTCCATTGAGATGAATGCAGCGTCACCTTCCATGCCAATCGGCATACCTGACGACGGCACCAGATCCTGAATGCGCGACGGTGTCATGTCGACACCCGCAGCCATGAACCCTGCACCCTGTGATGTGAAGCTGGCGCTGATCGACTCACCGAGGTTCTCGAACGTTTTGCCGAAATCGAAGATGTCTTCGATCGACTGCATCACATCGATGTCATCATGAGCGATCGATGCGTTGTTGAAGTCAGTCAGGTATTTCGCAGTGTTGGGGTTGCGCTTCGACATACCGCTGATGTCGATGTTGCTCAGGTTCAGGTCGGACTCAACCTGCTCAGGATTGTCAGCGACAGCGAACTCAGGGATGCCCGACTGCTGGCTGAGCTGTGACACCTTCGCCTGCTGGTCAGGGTTGACCTTGACCGCCTCGCTGATGCTGGCGTTCAGCTGGTTATCTTGAACTGTTGATTCGAGGCCGTCACCGCCGCCGAAGCTACCTAAGTCAATCTTCTCAAGATCCAAAGCCATTAGTTCGTCGCCTGTTGATGTGCCCTTATCAGATTGTCAGATGTTACAGGAATGTTGTTGTCGCGTAAAAACTTGCTCAACGCAGTGACGTCATCCGCAGGGATGTCGGTCAGATCCAGCTCACCACCGGTGAACGGTATACCAAGACCGAACACAGTCGACTTGTCCTGCACTACATCACGCGTCAACCCTGACAGCAGATTGGTGTACTCTTCTGATGTCAGTTTGCGCTCAAGCTCCGACTCACGTCGAACCAACTCATCGTCGACGATCGAATAGAACGCCTCGACCTGCTTCTTCTCATCATCGTTGCGCTTGGTCTTTTTGCCAAAAATTTGATCAACTGCAGCAGTGGTCTGACTGGTGCGAGTACGACCCGTCTGGTGATCGATCTTGTCAGACTTGGTGCCTGTGCCGTTGGCAGACTTCACCGCGCTGATGAGTGACTTGCGCTCAGATGGTGCCAACGTGTTGAAGTGCTCAACAGGGTCGATCTTCGCCAACTCAGCACGCGGCAGTGTCATCAGTGCACTGAACTGAGTCCAGTCAGTGATTACTGACCTACCTGACTCAAGCGACTTCTGCTGCTTCGGACTCAGACGCTCCCAGCCTTCAGGATCGTCAGCCTTGAATGTCTCAGCTGATCCACCGTTGATGATGTGTGATTCACCGGCTTCAAACGAATCACCACGTGCTTCTGACTCTGCCTGACGCTTGGCACTGAACAGTCGCATCGACTCAGCCATCGTCTTCTTGCGCAGCTCAGGGTCACTGATCTTGTTGACCTGCTCCTGCACATCAGATCGGTTCTCATACTGGCTGACCAGGTTAGTTGCAGTCAGCACTGCAGCCTGAGCATCGCCTTGAGTCTTCTCGACCTTCTGCTTCGCTTCAATGGCTGATTCTAGCTTGATCTTGTCTGGTCCTTCCAGCAGGTCACCCATCTGGTCAAGTTGCTCCTGACCCTCAGTTGAACTGCTCTGCGTGGCTGCTGCGATAGCGTTGCTGGCGAAGGTTGATCGAAAGGTCTGCAGCTTCTCTGCAGTCGCTTCAGGGCCGATGCCTGTGGTCTGTGATGAGTCGATGATAGCCTGCTCACCAATCACCCGTTGCACTCGCATCGACTGAGGGTCAGACCAGTACAGTGACGCGTTCTCGATTGTGTTCTCAACCTGAGCTTCGATCGTGGCAGTCTCCCACACCTGCAACCCTTTGGATGAGTGACGACCGATGTCAGCACGCGCCCTGGTGATATGAGCATCAGCTGACTTGTCGAACGCCAGTCGAGCCTGCTCGTTGAGGTTGTCACCGTATTGCTTTTTCAACTTGTCCAACGCGCTGTTGGCCACTGGTGCCGCATCGAATGCGTTGCGACCTTGAGTGTTGAAGTAACCGTTCTCAGGGTTGAAGAATAATGCGTTTTTGTCTCGCTCGAAACTAACCAGTGCCTCTTCAGCTGATGTGGTGTCGATGCGATTCTTGATGTTCAGACCGGCTTGAGCGAGGTTTACGGCACCTCGCACGACATCACCACCGAACGCACCAGCTGGCACTGCGCCGCTTGCACGTGGTTGACGAACGACGTCGAGTGACACCCGATCTGATTGAGCCTGTGCGACCTTTGGCATTTTAGAATCCTATCCCAAACCAGGTTGAAGCTGTCGACCTGCACTCTTAGGCGTGAACCATTTATCAGCGACACCTGTGTCAAGCACATTTCCTGCGCCAGTTAACAGTGACCCGACAGCTTTATTACGACCCGCAATTTCTGCGAAGCCACCCTGAGCTTCGGTCAACGATGCCTCAGTCTGAAGTGCTTGGAATGACTCATCACCACGGGTTCTGATGCGCAGCGCATCAGCTTCACCGAGTGTCAGTGTGTCCTGCTGCAGCTGCAGTGCAGACCCTGAACCTAATGCGACACCCGATGCACCCAGTTGAGCACGCTGACGTGACAGCAGTTCAGCAGTACGTTGGCGCTGAGTGTTCTCTGCAGCTGTCGCTGAGGTGCGTGTCGCTTCGGCTTCGTTCTCAGCGGTGCGTGCATTGAAGTCAGCAACACCTTTCTGGAACTTGCCTTGCGCACGCGCCTGTTGTATTTGGAACCCTGTTGACGCGATCGCAACTGCAGCGCCCACTGTTACCGGATCACACATTATCAATCACCTTTTCGAGATGGAACCGATGGAATAACTCTTTGTCGATGCCAACGGGTAGCGGTTCTTCAATTGTGAACCCCAACCACTTCAACCACCGAATGCTGACTCGGTTCTTCGTATGAACATGGTTCGACAACCGAGGGCAGGTATCTAACATCTGCTCTATTACTGGGGGTGATTGTATCAGAAACTCACGCTTATATTTCAACGCGTGATTGCTGGACAATAGCCACGGTGTACCGGACCCTGTCAGCACACAATCAACAACCAGACCAAGCATGGTGCACGGCACACCATCACACTCAACGATTACACTCAAGTCAGACAACTCCCAACCCCTCATCAGCGCATCAATCGGTGTGTGTCGATGTGACGCCCATATCTCAGCGACGTCAGCGTCACGCATGTCAGCAGCAATCAACTGAATAGCTGCCTCAGTTGGTTTGATGAATTTAACTACCACCTTTATCCACCGATGGAATAACTGAGAGAATCGCCAACGGCAACGGTGACCGCTGCTCGATGCGAACGCCTCCACCCTTACTCCACTGGGGATCGATGATCACTTCCTGTATGAAGGTCTTCAGCGCAATCGAGTCGTATTCATCTGATTGAAACCTTGGCTTAATCTCACGCAATATGGGCGTGCCGAGTATGTCAGCTGACGGTTTGGCACCGATGAAACCACCACGTGATTTCTCGACTTCTATAAACACCTTTGACACTGATAACGACTTCGACTTCAGAGTGTCGACCGATGATGTCACATCGATGTCAAGCAACTCGATCGCAGGTAGGTAAGCAAGCCCAACATGAACTTTCGATGCAGCACGCGGTATCGTGATCGACCCTGATGCAACCGTTAAATCGATAACCTCATTACCGTCAGCCAGTACCGCGACAGCTTCACCTTCAAGATGAGCCAACCCCGTGATGACAGTCGCAGGTACGTCGTCATACGTCAAACCCGAGTCAACATAAAAGCAGTCTTCAGCGTTGGTCTGCTCACGCGGGTCCATACGCTCAACGTACCGTTTAGTGCCGCCGTCGATCGTACGCTTGACGATCACATACACCGCATCACGGTTACCTTCCGCCACGGTAGCCACTGACTCAAACAACCCATCAGTGATATGCTGATGCCACCCCCACACCTGGTGTTCACGTTGATAAGTCAGACCCAACAGCACACCGTCGTCACGCACGCACCACAGAATACTGTAAGGCTCTGCTGAGTATGCCATCGACGTTATCTCGAACCCTTCGAACAGGTGCTCTGACATCAATGACAAGTCGTTTCCGGTGTACTTATCACTACTGAACTCATAACCCAAGTCACGAATCCTTGCACCTTTCTCCTGCAGGTACAGTGCCGTACTGTTGACCACGACAGGCGGAACCCACGACGACCCGTTATATGACTGCTGCTTCGCACCCGGTGTCGCAGGTGTCAGAACCTGCTCCTGACCCTCTGAGGTTTTCCACTCACCACCCGACGTTAACAACAACATCGTGTCCAACTCCACAATATGTCGGATCTCGTTGACCTGACGACCGACGATCGTGAACGTCACTGCGTCGTCATCACGTGCAGGGCTAGATGTGCGAAGTGATTCGAAATTCCCAGTCTGCGTAGTGAACACGGCTTGAGGTTCATTGGTCGTGTTGGCAAACACTTGACGCTGCTGGTAATAATTCACAACAGATGGTTTGTTACCCGCACCGTCGAAAGGAGTCCGGTCAGCAGGTGGTGTGTCACTGACCAAAGGTGCAATGTTGAAATCTTGAAACAGCAGGTTGTTCGAGTCACCGATCCACCCGAAAATATCAGTACCATGTGAAGGATCTTTATACACCCGGTAATAGTCTGCGCCAGCGACTGCAGCCCACAAGATACTGACACCAAATGTCTGACTCAGCGATTTGGTGGTGATCGTTGCGGCAACCGACGGCAGCGACTCAACATCGTTGCTGACCGCAGTCACCACATAGGTGTAAGTTTTCTCAAAACTACCACCACCTGCGATGTCACCCGTGGTGCGAAGCGATTGGTTCGCTGTACCACCTGATACATACGCGCCGTAACCCGTGGAGTCTTCACCGTTGAGGGTGAATGTGTTAGCCCCCGTTGACGTCAAGATGAACCCTCTACCGTTCAACTCGGTCATGCCGACGACACCATCGATGTCAACACTATCGTCTGTCACATAACCATGCGCAGCAGACGTAGTCACCTCAGCAGGGAGCGCCTGCGTGATACCTGTGATGGTCGCGGTAGCTTCAGGGGTCAGCACAGGGGGTGTCACGGTTGATGCATAATTGATGTCGGTAAGTGTCCAGTTGTCATCAGCCAACCGACCCAAGTCAGCAGGGTCATGTGACGGGTGAACGATAGTCATCACGTCAGCAGACTGTGTGATACCGAGGAACGGTAACTCAGCCTCAGTGTAAGGTGTCACCAGCTCGAACAGTGCAGGACCGGCACCATCGATAACGAATGCGTTATCCTTGATGACCCTCATCAACAAATGCTCGAACACAAGCATGTAGGTCTGCTCAGTGTTGAAGCTGAACGAGATCAATCGCCCTTTCTTGGTCTGATCGTCCAGTGCACCCCCGAACCGAAACCCTGGTCGTGAATATGCACCCCCTTGAGCACGCACCAAGAAGTTCTGACACAGGTTCAAGCCGGTTGCATATTTAACAGTATCAGCACGCGATTGAAGCGATGGGGAAATTTCCCCACTTGTAAATGATCGTTGGATAGTCTCTGGCACAGGTCACCCCCTGACTAAAATGAACTCACTCTCTGGTGGGGTATGATACCCATCATTCATGTCGTCAGCTATCGCAGAGTCAAGATAGGCTTGATACAGCGTCATCTCATCCGACCTTAATTGTCGACCTGTCTCTGCACCGATCAGCGGTACCGCCATCTCAGCAGCCAACAGGTGCGACAGCGCCAGAATGAAGTCGTCGCTGAACAGGTTCGGGTTGGTGACCTTCGCTGCGTAATCAACTCTCAGCTCAGCGTCATCTGACCCGATGACCTTGTTGTCGTCAACATTGAAAACTTCATACGGGGTCTGCTGTCGCAGTGACTTCAGTGACCGCACCTCAGAGTCACGTCGACGTGATACCACGTCAGCGCTAGCTGCTGTAATCTCTTCAAAAGCAGGTACCAGTCGAAGGATCTTGAGGCAGTCAACCGGGTACTGGTATGAAAATGCCCAAGTGAAGAGGTCGGTGGTCAACAGGCTGAGTGCACGCAGCTTTCGATTGAACTGCCACGGGATCTCACGCAGCAACCGATCACGCATGAACGGGTACTTCAGCTTCGCAACTTGAGCCTGCAGCGATGCTTCATTCAAGTCGTTGATGCTACCCGCACGAATATTACTCAATGCGAGGTTGACCACCTCAATCTCAGACGGCATGTCTTAGCTCCCATCACCATAGAGTTGCACTGCTCGATCATCAGTCTCACGTCGCAGCTTGATGCTGGTCATCTGTAGCGATACCGACTTTGTCTGACGATCTTTGCTGCTGTGCTCCGATTTACGGTCAACGAACGCGAACCCACGCACCTCAACAACATCACCGACAGCAAGCCCCTCGATACCGAGTTCATCAACCAACTCATCCTCGAAATGTAGACTTGTGCCGAACGGGTAATCGTCGCCATCAAAGGACCGAACAGAGTTATCACTGTTAGATTCTTTGCTGATTTTTACTTGATCTTTAGGCATGACATATCACCTCAGAGAGTTTCGACTGTTGAACCGTTTTCACCGTCGCCCATGAACGACGCGCCCTTGATCTCAGCGGTGTCATCGGCGGCTTTTTTGGCATCAGCCTTGGCGACTTTCTTTTCAGCAGTCACACGCTTCTTAGCCACAGTAGCCGACTCAGCCTTGAGTGGCTTCAACCAGCTGGGGCACTTCTTGAACGGCTTTTCGACGTGCAGAGTGCGACGCTTACCTGCAGGGTCATACAGTGAACCACCATAGAACCCTTTTTCGATCACCTGGTAACTAGGCATTTCTCAATCCTCAATCAATTAAAAGAAGGGCGACCGAAGCCGCCCGACTCATCAAGCACCAGTTAGGTTAGTCTGGTTGCCCATGCTGATACCAGCGGTGATTGTACCACCGGTGAACGAACCTGAGCTTGACGTATACCGAATACCCAGGAACTGCAGATCAGCGCCATTAGGTACCACTTGATTGAACATCTGCTTACCTGCTACCAGATCCGCAAAAGCGATGGTTTCTTCGGCCAGTACCACAGATGATGTCAGACCGGCAGCGGCACTCACTTCGAGAGTGATAGTGAGGTCTGAACTGGTGGCGTGAGTGAAAGGTGCAGTTACCTGTACCAAGATCGGGATGAATGCACCTTTACCGACGTCTTGATGCAATGGTGCTACACCACCGAACGGAGTACCCGGTAGACCCAGGTCGATGACGTTGGTGGAGATCGCTGTAGCAGTGATCGCCTGGTCATCGGAGAACAATTGGTTTGCTGAGAGAATCATTAGATTCGTCCTCTTATATTTAAAAGATGACCGGTGTTACCCGGTCACGACCAGGTTACTGCTAGGTGACCTGTGCTTCAGTGAGAACCAGCGCGTCAGTTTCACGCACCGGGATGCCGCGATAGAACTGCACCTCTTCACCTTCGATCTCACGCGGCTTCAGTCGCACGAACGAATCAGATGCACCCGCGTTGGTTGCCAAGGCATCCAGTGCTTCCAGCACATCACGGTTACAGTAGATCGCCAGCTTGCCGCCAGCGACACGACGGTTCTGCAGCTTGTAGAAAGCCTTGCGCATGAAGTCGTACAGCGCAACCGAACCCGCCTGCATCAGACTCACATCAATGTTCGCGATGCGAGACACATAGCGCCAATCCTTGACCGCCAGACCGATGTGCTGCGTGAAAATCTCTTCCTTGCCGTAGAAAGGGTTGCTATTACCGTCGAGCAATCGCTGCTCACCCTTGTCGTCGCGTGTGACACCCGCCGCAGTACCTTTCGGATACAGTGCAGTGGTCTGGTTATCACCCCAAGTCACGAACCAGATCGACGTATTGTCGGAACCGGTACCACCGGCGTCAATGATCTGACCACCGTTGGGCGCACTCAGGTCGTTGAAGCGTGGAGCTAGACCCATGAACTCTTCAGGATCTGAAGCAGTGTTACCGTAGATCATCTTGGTCTGCACTTCCTGTGCAATCGCTTCAAGGTACGCTTGTGCTTCAGACAACCGCACTGCGCCTTCGTTGGTGGACAGGTCCAACAGCCGTTGATCGATGGTGCTAGCACCTTCGACGAAACCAGTAGTGTCTTCGACCTGAGCGGTACGACCCTTACCTTGAGGAATACCCTGGTAGAGCTTACCCCATGCAACTTCAGGCAGACCGGTGCGGACAGTGTGCAGGTGAGTGGTACCCTTGTTGCACTCCATCATGATCGCATCGATCAGCATTGGGTTCATTTCCATCAGCATTTCGATGATCGGGACAAACTGACCCCGACCGTCCTGCTGCTTGTAGATGTCGATCAAGTCGACAAGTGTGTTACCTAGAACAGCCATGATTTCACCTCACGTGATTGGCAGATTATTTATTTCGATCGTTAGGATACAACGTCGACACAATGTCCTTCTTAGCTGAACCAACGACACCGTCAGAACCCGGTACATCTTCAGCAGTCAGCTTGCCGACTTTGACCATAAAACGGAGCATTTCAGGGTGGTTGCCCACACCGTAATCTTCCATCAATTGCTTCAACTCTGGCGTTCCGAACTTGTTAACGGCAGCTTGTGCGAATTTGACGTTCTCATCGAAAGCGTCACCCCCGAACTCTTTGTCATTAGCAGACTGTTCACGCCATTCAGTCTTGAGCTGATTGAATGCATCGACCTGTTTCTGCGCTTCCGCCTGGACCCTCGACGCTTGAAAATCGACCAGCTTCTGAGCAGCGTCTTGCGTCAACCCCATCTCTTTAAAAAGAGGCAGAGCATCAGTCATCAACGAGTCATCGAGCTGGACACCTTCAGGCATCTTGAAGTCGGCATATTCGTCAGGAGGTGTCTGACTACCTTCAGCATCACCAGCAGCATCGGAGGCGTCGGTGTTACCCGAGTCGTCACCGGTGGTACTGGTATCATCTGCAGCCACTGCATCAGCAGCACCTGCATCAGAACTATCAGCTGCACCATCTGCAGCTGTATCAGCAGTCAGCACCGTTGAGGTATCAACTGCTCCATTATCTGCACCTGTGTCAGTCTCAACACCGGTTGTTTGTACGTCACCTTCAACACCCATCAGAATGTTCCCTTATCATTTTCAAATATTCATCAAGTGCGGCTTCCTTCAACTCACTGGTGAGCCACAACCCATGTTCACGTTGACCTGAATAGAACGCCAGCTTCGCCGGGTCAGCATCAAAGTCATTGCTGAATATACCAGTTTGCTGTAATGACCGCCACATGAAGGCGCGACCGTTCTCCGTCTGCATCAGCTTACGGATCGTCAGCAGCTCTAATTCACGAGGGTTACTGTTGCTCATCACGCTAACCCTGCTCGTTGCATCACACGACCCAGTGCGTTGTCTTCAGACACATCAGTCTCAGATGCAGTCTTCGCCATGTTCGTCAGCTGCTCTGCCTGTTGTTGTGCTTGTGCAGCTGCTTGAGCATCACGCTCAGCCTTCGCCATCGCCTGCACCACTTCGTCACTGTTGACGATAGCAGGGTCAACACCCAGTGCTTCAGCGTAGTCATCGATCGACTGCACCGCGTTGAACTTGTGACGTGCTTCAGGCCAGATCGCTGCAATGCCACCGGTGTACTGCGCCAACCGGTCGATGGCACCAGTGTTCACCAGGCGCTGTGCCTGAGCTAGCACTGACACATACTCGACTTCAAGCTCACGATCAGCCAGTTCAGGTGGTGGGGGTGGCAACACACCGTTGCGTTGCAGGATGCTGAAGGTGCGATCGATCAGCGGATCAAGTAACTCAGTGTGCAACCGCTCCAACACTGGCCCCAGCATCAGCAGCTTCTCTTCATGCTTCTCAGCAACCTCACGAGCAGTGATCTGTCGACGGTCAGTGTTAGCCAGCATCAAGAACAGATCTTCATAGAACGCACGCTGAACACGATCTTCGACGTTCAGGATCTCTTCTTTGATCACACCGATCTCAGGTCGATAGTTGGCATAGATACTGGTCAGACCGCCACCGGTCTTATCATGCCAAACGATCTCATTCGGACCCGGCACACCACCGGTCATCTTGTTCTTCAACGCAGACGGACCCTGTAGCGGTGGGTTGACCAGCTTATCGATCGCTTGGTACTTGCGCTTCTCAGCCAGCTGCAATGCCTTCGTGTCACCCAGCGCCGTAATACCTGGACAGTCAGTCGCATAGATGTCTTCACCGGTGATGTCCCAGCGTGGTGTCAGAATAGGGAACTCATCGAAACCGGACTCACGCAGAAACCGAGTGCTATTTTCCTTCTGTGAATTGTCGACTTCATAGTAAACAGATCGAGTCTTCTTATCCTTAGCCAACGGACTCGCACCGTCGCGGTCGTCGTTCGGCTCAATGGCGTGAACCACCTTCACCCATGTCTCAGTGTTGCCGTTATCCCACATCTGCTTGACAGAGTGGCTGACGTTCTCGATGCCGAACTGCTTAACGACCTGACCGACGCTCAACTCATATTCACGGTAAAAGGTGTCGCTGACGTTCTTACCGTCAAGGCCGATCATGTAACTGCCGACAGTGTAAGGCTTGCACCAGATCACATTGTCAAAGTCTTGAAACACCCCCATCGCACCGGTGCCAAACACCCCCAACTCAGAGTAGAGAGTGTGCAGCGAGTTGTACGTGTTCGACGCAGAATAGACCTTGTACATGATCGACTGAACTTCATGCAACCATGTCTTCACTGAAGCCAGATCGTCAAGCGCTGTGTCACCGGTGCCAAGCCTGAACCAAGGTCGAGCAGGTGATGTGATGCCTGACATCATGCCTGACGCCAGCGTTCGTGCCGCTAGTCGACTGGTGTTGTTGATCTGCTTCGTGTTGCGCTTGTGACCCTTGTTCCGGTCACTGGTCAGGAATCGACCACGGTGCGCAAGATGGTAGTCAGACAGCTCACGATATAGTGGAATGAAAGTGTTCCGCTCTGACCGCAGTGCTTCAAGTCGTTTGTTGTAGCTTATGATGGTTGGCATTTAAACCTCTTGCAGCTCGTGACCTTGTGCTGTCAGGTGAAATCGTGTATTGGGTGTCGTTAAGTCGTCCTGTGCGACAATCTGCAATTCTTCCCCGAGTGTGCCATCCAGCCGGATCACCACCCCGTGCTTTGACTGGCCACCCCACGTTAACCGGGCCGTCATACCAGGGATCGTGTTCCCACCCTTCGGGTCAAGGAACACCAGATCAAACGCCTGCTCGATAATGTCGCCATTCGACTTAAAATTGAATAGGTTTCTGAACGTGCCATCGCTGTTCTTAATCCTGATGACGCACCCGTTCAGCAGTGGTGGACCACTGCCAAACGTCGTGTAATCCATCGACCCCCCTGCTGCCCCGCGCATCTCCCAGATTATCCGCACCATATCGCCAGACTGTCCTGGTAGTGGCAGGATGCTGAATATTTGCGGCGTAACTGACCCGTCGACCAGGAGGTTTTTGGTAGAGCGTTGGGCTATCGACCCGACTGTCGTATAGATACGGTTCACAGGCTGATCGAGTGTGATCGTGTCGCCCACTACGGGGTCACCCTCTGCGGCCAGTCCTAGCGGATCAATCACGTCCGCTTGCATAAACTTCGTTGTCCCTGTCTCAGCTAGTTCGATCACCTCGCCAAATAGCGTACCGTGTCCGGCTGTCAGCTCTATGGTGCGGTCATCGATCACGGTATCTGCAGTCAGCGTGACAGCCGCTCGTGTCTGCAGAAACGGAACGGTTAAGACAGGGGTTGTTTGGTCCTGCACGAACACCGCGCCGCCGATAGTACCGCGTTCACTGATCTCGACTGGTACACGCTGCTCAGTGACAGTCAGCGCCGACCGATCAGTCGTCGCCAATGCCCAAACACCCAGTTCGGTCATCGCAACATTCAACACCGAGTGCTCACCACCCAGTTCATGAAAAACACTGTTACCCTTAGCTGGCTTCACATCACTGAAGACTATGCGCACAGTGTCACGATGCGACTGCAGCATCACCGACGACGGCACTGCAGGGTCGCTGGTGACCCTCACATATTGATTGGTGTCGAGATTAGCACGTGCTGTCGGCATAGCTTACTGGCCCAACAGTGTCTTGGTCGCAGTCGCAGCGCCGTCTTGCACGCCACGTGGACCGGTCAAAATGGTGCTGGTCGAACCGGTACCCGCAGCAGCTGCGCGACGACGCCTATCACTACCAGTACCTGCAGATGTCGATGCATCAGGCAACCGTGGTGCTTCAGGTGCGCGTGGGGGTGGAGGTGGTGCGCTCGGTGATCCGCCACACATGGCAATTTCCTCAGTTGATCAATTTACACGCGATGATAGCACATCAATAATCACTATCCATAGCATCGAGCGGATCATAGTCAACGTTACTCCGCTGCCGTGCGCCAATACCAGCGTCAAGATGACCGCGTGGTACTGATCGTTTCGGTACTGCTTGAGCAAATGTGAGGTACAACGAGTCAGCCCAATCCGGTGACACACCAAGTCGCTTCTTGACATCCTTCTTGCGCTCAAGCACCAGTTGGTCTTTGTTGTTGTGACCAAACTCACGTGATGTCAGCTCAATCTCAAGCTGAGGATCATCAGCTATAGCACCCCCAGCCATCAACCACTCACGACAGGTTGCACCCATCTCAGCAGTCTTGTTCGAGTACAGCTGTTCGTCATCAGCTTTGTGACCGAAACCTATATCAATGCAGTGGTATCCGAGCTGTCGCAGTCGGTCACCAATCGGACCACCCATACCAGTGACATCAATGAACGTGACATCAGGCTTGTGCCGATCGAGGATCATAGTCATCAGCGACACCACCTTCATGCTGTCACGCGACTTCTCACCAGGTATCTTGTAAACCCGCTCAGACTTTGCATCCTTGCCACGCCTGAAGCTGATGAAGCAATTGTCGTCGCCACCACGTGCAACATCGAAACCGCAGATCAGTGGATCATCACCAAGGTATTGACCTGGCCCGCGCTTCTGTGCATCGAACACCACATCAGACGGCATGAACTGCATGTCACCACCTTTCGGGAACATGCCGCGAATCCGCACTCTGACCCGGTCGCTATCGATACCATAGTCGTCGATGATCTCTTGAATGTATGCCTTGTTGGTCATCTTCGCAGTACGACTGTCAACCTGTCGCGTGATCCAACGATGCGACTGATGCCTGAAGCACTCATAGAATGAACCACTGTTCTTGGTCGGGTTGCCGAATGCAAAGTGCATCGGCTCACCGTCGGTCAGACCACCTGATGCCACTTCCCAGATCTTCTCAGGTATGGCTGATGCTTCATCGAACAGGTACCAAGGTGTTGAGTCAGCACAATGCAGACCAGCGAACGACTCTGATGACTCTTCACGCGACGTCAAACCATCCACACGCCATGTTTCAGGATAAGCACGGTGACTGATCGACATGCTGCTGACTTCAAACCAGTGCGACGTGATGCAGCGTGTGTGCCACTTCGCCAGCTCCGACATCGTCTTGGTCTTGAGCTGGTCACCGGTGTTGGCTGTCACCACGCCTTTACTGTTTGGTCGGGTGCTCATCACCCACAGAATCAACCAGGCAGACAGTGCGCTGTTATGAGTGACGATAAAGTCGTTCGTCAGGTACAAGCTGTCAGCCGCATCAACGGTGACACACATCGCCTGCTCAACGTGGCTGAACTCAATGTTGTCGACCCACCGCTTCTGATAGCGTGACTGTGGATTGCGCAACAGATTCTGCTTGCGATCGAGCCTGAATAGCTGAGTCGCACCATCCCACGTCATTGTCATCGCATAGAACGGTCTACCTTTGACCTTGACACCATCAGCGTTGCGGTACCACTTCGACTTCACTGGATTCTTGCGTGCGACTAGACCAAGTGACCGTGCTAACCAGATCACATCATCAGTCAACTTCTCGCTGATTGACCCGAACGCAACAGTGCCTGATTGTTCAACCCATCCATCAGTGTCGAGCAGACCCTGCAGCATTGCAGACCGCTGATCGATCGAGCTGTATTTATATTGATCCGATACTGAGCAATTGTCAGTGGTGCAGCCAAGGATACCAGCATCGCGCAACTGCACCTTCAATCCCATCAGTGTGTGAGTACGTGCAGCACCCGACCCTGTGTGACGATTTGACCCCAGCTTGTAACCGGCATCAATTGCTGACTCGAAAACTTCAGGGTCAGCGCTGGTGACTGCTCCACATCTTTTAGTTCCATCACCGAGCCACACACCAACGATGTAAGGGTCGATCGGCAGATCAACTGCAGGATACTCAACAGCATTATTGCCGGGGATCTCCCACTGTCGCGCGGTAGCTACACCGTTGCTGCGCTTCACCCCAACAGCGAGTATCTGAGCAGTAGTCATCTCGACCCACGTGTGACCCTGACGTCGTTGCTGGCGACCCTTGACCGACCACACGTGCTCTTTGTCAACAAGGGTTGATGACCCATCACTGAATGTCACACGGTAGACCTCACGATCACCCTGCTCATGTCGAGCAATCACAGTCGTCGGTTTACCATCGCGACCGAACAATATGTCACCTGGTTGAATATCACACCATTGACGAACACCATCTGGTGTATCGAATATCAGCGAGTATGGTTGTGCTTTACCGATACCGTGACCAGACGACACAGCAACACGTATCGGATCAACTGGAGTGACACCGTTGAACTTTCGATCAGTCACCGCGTTACCGATGGTGGTGAGTATATCGATCTGCCATTCATCAGGACCGTCGAAGCCTGTGAGGTCACCTTCATCCCACTCGAACGCATAACGAACGAAGCCGAGCGGGTCAGCATAGAAGCATGAGATGTCATCAGCCAACATCAGGTCGACGTCGTCAGACTCATAGAAGTCGTTACTGGCGTCAGCGGTGGCTTGTTGCAGGGATGTCACTATCTCACACCCACCCCGTGTACGCAGCGATCGATCTCTTTACCAAGAGTGTCAGGCACCTTGCTACCAAGCACTTGTTGGTGTGCGTTAACACGACACATCAGCGACTTTATACTTTCCAAGTGCTCAGGGTTACTGCCTAGCCTCTCACACCCCTTGAGGTAAGCAGGCAGTGCGTACTGAAGAAACGCTTTGTCTTTGGCTAAGAACAACACAGAGTCTTCTTCAGTGTGTTGATTCCCACTGACAGAATTCACTGCTTCAATTTTGTACTTGCGATCGATGTTCATATCGTGTCACCGAAAGTCACTGTTTAATGGACTGCCTGACCGGGTGCTCCTTCAGCTCGATGGTGACGGGATCAACCCAAAGACGTTGACCCGACCAGGCATGACATGCAGGGTATCACAGGAACGACACAGGATCACCCTGCAACCGATCACGCGCACGCCTCAGTCGATCCGTGACCTGCTGATGGGTGACGCTCTGCACCTTGTCAGCGGCGAAGGCATCAACCATCACATGCTTACCCACGATCTGCAGTGCAGTGTTGCTGGCTGAGATGTTGCCGAGCTGCTTGGCGATCAGTGCGTTGTCCACCGCTTCCATCAGCACCCACTCAGCATCAATGTCGCTAGCGTCGAGCCTAGTGGCTATGAGCAGGTCTATCGCCGCAGCTATCTCAGGATCTTCCCTCAACCGGTAGCCGTGGTCAGGGGCAAAGCCAGACGCCTCAGCAGCACGCCTTGGGTTGAAGTCCTTCGCGTACTCAATGACGAAGTTCGCCTTCTTATGTTCCAACCCGGCAAGTGGACCACTCTTCACCAGACCGCGTTTGTATCGTGCCATCACTATCACCGTTGAATTATTGAACAGCTGAAGTGTATCACCGATGTCGTGACAACAGGTAATCGTGAGGCATCTCACCGCTTATTACGCAGGTGCAACAGAATGACACCGTTCGTGCGTTTGCAGTTCTCACGACATAAATCACCACCGGTACAGATAGCTTCAGAACTCCAAACCCTCAAATCGTATATATATCGATTCTCTCTGCCACTAAGTTGGTCTTTTATTCGTTCCTCTGTACCACTACAACATTATTAGAGTGATTAGGGTTATAAGTAGTTGATAAATGGGAAGTAAAAAGAGAAACCCCATCGGCCTATTTAAAAGTTTTCCAAGTGGACGGTAAGTGTGCCAGAAACTTTCATATAGGCTAAATATAGGCTGGAAAACTGTATTCAAGAGAGTTGCAGATTCCGTGCGCCCAGTGTACGATGAGGCTATACAACAGTCTGCACCATATTGAGGTGTACAACCATGAACAACTTCGCAGTGTTGACCGGGATGCATTCTTATCAAAGGATCTCATATAAGGGCAAAATGATAAGGGCTGCAGTGCGTGCATGTGATCGCATTCAGAAAGCATCAGAGCATTATTTCTTCAAGACCCAGTACCCAGATTGCACCACTCTGGTGATAACCAGAGTACCCACCAAGTGTGAAGCGACCCGCGACCAACGCGCTGGTAAAGTAATGGTGCGTCAATGGCCGTTCGTGATGATGCTACCCAACCACCCTGAGACATTTACCGACGACGCAGCTGCAGCAGTACGCAGGGTTCGCTCGATGAAGCACAGTCACCCTGATCTGTTCTTTAAGATTGAGCGACCTGACCGCAACACCGCAGTGATCACCAAGGTTGAGACTGCTGCTGAGGCCACTCACCAGTCGCTGAACAAGTCATGGCCGTTTAAGGATATGGTGCTGGGTCAGTCAGTTGAGTTTGATGTGACGTTCTTCAGCACCGAAGACCGGCAAAAGCTGAGTGTTGCTGCACATGGTAATTACCTCACTTACCAGAAAAGATTCAGCACCCGCACCCGCAACACGGCATCAGGTCAACGTATCATCACAGTCACACGTATCAGTTAGGCACAAAAAAACCGCCCGAAGGCGGCTTGGTTGTTACCAGGGGTCACTTCGACCCTTTACCACCTTTACCACCTTTACCACCTTTATATGCTTGCATAGTCTCAGCTCCATTCATCAATAGTATCGATTGCACGTTGAGCAGTGTCACGCACATCCACCATGTCCTGACGCAGATCCTTGTGACCCCGCTCACCCCCAGCTAACAACTTCTTGAGCAGATGGTCAACCATCGGCTTGATGCGTGCGACATAGTGACCTGTGAAGGCACCCAGCACATCATATACATCCACCTGCACACCGGGCTTGATCTCACGGTGGTACTTGCTTAGCGGTCGCTCAGTGGCGAGCGTACAGTCTGAACAACCGGTGGTCGACATCGCAGCCCATTCGACCGACCCGCAGTGAGCACATGGGCGCTGTGCGTGACAAAGAACTGGTTCAGCTGTCGGTGTCATGTTGTGGTGCCTGAGTTGCTCCTTGTGTTGATCACAACGCTTTCTGACCTCGGTGGCGGTCAACGGCTTCACCCGATCACTCAACGGCTTGTCGCGGATCTGCTGCTTGACGTCCTCGATCGCCAGCATATGCTGCAGCATACCGATCGGAAAGGCTTCAGGTGGTAGAGGTTCACCGGGTATATAGAACACTATGCTGAGGCAGCTAGTCCGAGGGATGCTGATCATGAAATACTTGGCCTTTGTCGGCACCCACTGACCCCGACTCACAACACCACCTCAAACTTCGCTTCACCGTACCAACGCAGATCACCCTTGTCGTTCTTCACTTGGAACGATTCACCCCCATTGCCGATCATAGTGACCACGTACCCGTGACCCTTAGTCAGCTGGTCCTCGAACCCGTCGTTGTCAATACATTCAATAATCATGATGCCTCCAATTTAACTTGATCGACCTTCACCGTGCGATCGAAAGTGTCACGCACAATCTTGACCATGCCGTTTGATTCATACTGCACGCGCCAAAGGTTGCCTTTGAATGACACCTTGTCACCGGCTTTGAATGATGTTCTTTTCATCGTTTGTTCTCCAATTGCTCACGTTTTTGATACAACCAACCCTTCAAGGTTTCTTTGTTGATGCTGATACCGGTGACCAGGATGATCATCGCCTGTACCTGCAACCGCTCAAGCCCTTTCTCTTTGTGCAGATACTGCGCCAGCCCTTTGATAAACTTCGGGTACCTGCCACCGACGCCGACGCCGACCTTCTTCACCACGTCATCTGCGATCATAGGAAGCTCACGACAGCTGCACGACGTTCACACATCGCCAGCAGATAGTTCGCCTTATCCACCACCCAGTGATCGAACGGCAGGAATGCACCTGATGCGCCAGTCCAGTCAGCGAACGCGTCATCGTACCAGTCGACAGGCATGAACAGCTGCGCCTGCAACCCGACCAGCTCAGCAGCCCGCGTATCGAACTGGTGATCGGTGATCAGGTTGTCGTTCAGCTGGTAGTAGATGTAGCTGTGGATCAACATCGCTGACCTAAGCATCTTGATGCGCTCGACTAGGGTCACTTCGACTCACCCTTGAATGGTACGACCACTGATTGTTTAGTTGATTTATCAGCTTTACGGTAATTCGGCTGACCCTTGTTCGGACCACGCGTGATGAGTGGGCACACTGCACCAGTGCACAAGACACCGTTGTTGATGCGCTCAAATTCCCACGGATACCAACCATCAACACCGACTAGTGTGATAGCTTCCTGCTCCAGTTCGGTAATCATTTCACCACCTTCATCGTCACCCAGTGCCTCTCTGCTGCTTGGTCAGCGCTCTTGACCACATGGTCGTCATCCAGTGGGCAGCTTTCGGGGACACGCCATAGGATCACATCAGTCGACCCGTCCTTTTGCTGCTCTGCTGAGTGAGGTACCACGTGATCAGTCGGTTCGCAGTACATCACAGCGCAACCGAACATCGTGTTAGCTTTCAGGTTCTCGCAACCACCACATGTGTGACGACGAATATTTTCATCAGGCTCAGCATGTAAATGACTATAGTCCTCACTCATTTCACCACCTTCTCAAATTTGTCACAGGTTTCGTTCCCGTGAACGCTACATTTATGCACTGAGCACCGAAGGAACGACAGCCCGTCACTGCTCTTGGCTGACTTGCACCGCTGACACCGCTTCGACGTGTCAGTGTTATGCCTAATCGATCCGCGAGTAATCATCACTTACCACCTCTCAATAGTTAGAATAAACCTGATGCAATACCAACACCCATCACTATCGGCGCAGTGCTGATGCGTATGTCGTGAGTAGCAAAGAATTCTTTGTTCTTCTTTGCTTCAAGACCTGACCACTCCCAGTGACCTTCTGTTTCACGACCTCGAAACACCACCTCCATAAACGTAGGCTCATAAGTCGTGATGTACCGCTTAGCAGTGGTGATGACAGGTGGAACCAGAGCATCAGGGATCGCACCACAGTTGGGGCAGCACTGACCGAAGCAAGTATTGGTGACACGCCCTAAATCAGTAGCGCAAGTTAAACACAGGTCGGATCGAATCCACGGTCCAGTTTTTACATTTCCACGAGTAATCATTACGCTTCTCCTTTGAACATTGGTAACGGTGCAGCTTCAACGAACCCTGATGCAAAGTCACGGTACTCATTGGTACCCGGTGCATAAGGGCACTCGGGTTCAGGGTGACCACTGCGTCGTGCAGCAGCACCTTGTTGATAGGCTTCATTCATGGTTGCTCACCTCAGCTCTCAGCTTGTCGATAGTCTCACGCTCAAGATCAGCGTTGGTCTTGCACGGTGGTGCCTGGTCGTCACGATCCCACACTAGGTTGCAGCGAGTGCAGACGTACTGATCGTTGCCGTGCTGGTACACCGATTGACAGGTCATGCTGCACCTCGAATCTGCTTTTTCAGTTCGTTGAAAGTTTTACGATTGCAGTACATATAGCATCGCACTTCATCCATGACACACTGATAATCGTCGATGTATTCCTCATAATGTGAAAGAACCTTGACGACAACTTTGTTTCTCTTTCGTCGATGCTTCTTCACCATCAGCTTGAATTTGTAAACAGGATATGCATCTTTGATAATCACTTGATACCCGTTATATCTCATGACAAGCACCCTCAGAGAAGGCATCGAGCCAGCGTTCATCATCCACGAACCAGTTGAACAGGTGCAGCAGTGACCAGAACCACACTGCAGGGATGAGGCAGAGCCAGCTGAACACTGGTCCCAGCAGGATGCAGATCAACCCCAGCAGGAACAGGGTCAGCTTGATGTACTCAATCACAGTTCACCCCGCTCGATCAGGTCAATTTCCTTTTCGATTAGTGTCACGAAGTAAGTCTGGTTCTCGATGTCGCCGGTGTGGTTGCCTTCGATCTTGTTGACCAACCGACGCAGCGCATCCGCCTCAATCGAACGAGTGCGGTCACCAGCCTTGATACCCAACGCATCCAGCGCTTCAGCAGGCAGACCCTGTCGCCTGAAGCTGAATTCAGGCAGCTTGGTCGGACCAGGTACATATCGGTACGGCTCAGGAGCTATCGCCAGCTTCACACTGTTGATCGTTCGGATGTCGTCACGTAACAACCCCAACCCGACGATCGCAGCATCAGCAGAACTGAAGTCAGTTGTCACAACCCGCTGACCATCCTTCATATTGAACGTGATCTTGCGCAACGGTGGCTGGCAGTAGCAGGGACCAACACCATCGATCTCATGCTTGGGGCATTTATCATCGATCCCTTTGTTGACTCGCTTGCACACTCCAACACAACCGCCGACGCACAACTTGTGGCTTTTATCAGGGTGCTTGCATCTCACAGCACGACCAAGTTCCTGTTCAGTAGTCATTTCAGTGCCTCCTTCAGATGCTGGATAGCTGCAGATCCTTGGACTTCACCAGACGCAGGTGGGTACTCATGGTCGAGCAGCACACTCTCAGCAGCAGCCTTCAACCGGTTGTACCGCAGCTCTGACTCAGCCAGCAGCTCAAGGAAGTAGTGATCCCCGGTGACCGACTTCGCAGCTTCATCATGCTCGACGTGGCTGACGATGACACCGGTCGTCTTGCCGAGTGAGTTCGCAGCGTGCCTGAACGCGGTGATCATGGCTTGCTGTTCAACTGCCTGTCGTGCCTTCATCTCGGTGTGAGTCCACACCAGTTCAGGACTTGGCGCATAAGGAGTGTCAAACGACCCTAGAATCTCACGCAGTCGAAGGTACGCATCAGAAGTATTCTTCTCAGCAATCTGGAACTCACCGAGTTGCTGACGCAGTGTGTCGTTCTCGTTGAAGCTGGCACGTGAAGACTCACACTCGATGCACCGTGACCGGTTGCTGAGTTGGGTTACTTCGTTGCCACATTGATAGCATTGATAGTATTGCATGTTCGTCACCTCAGTTGGTTTAGGTAAGGTATCCGCATTTGCCGCACTGCTTACCTGTCACAGTGCACCCTAAAGATGGGAGCTTCTGGTAGTAACCAGTCAGGTCACTAGACCCGCAGTGCCAGCATCTGCCGAAGAGCTTCCAGATCCATCCGATGTTCCAACGATGTTTGCTTCGGTTATCGCACATGTTTGTCACCTCGGTTGGTTTCCCTGAGTGTAGTACCACATTGTTCCACATGTCAACTAGATGTTGACGGTTTTGGTAATTCAGTCCATTGAGTAGGTTCATACGGAATCGAGTTGGCGCTACTGTTCGGTGCACACCAGTCGTCATAGTCCCAGTAAGCTGCGTCACTCTCAGTCTCGTTAGCAACAACAATGGTTGAACCATCTCTCGGTGCAGACGCTATCGGTTTCCAGTCACTCATCACTTCACCACTGTCATAATGGTCGCACCGCGTACCGCTGCAACCTGTCGCTCGTACTCTCGATAGAGGTCAGCTGGACCCATCGCCTGATACTTCATCGCATCACGAATCGCATAGAGCCTGACCTGACTATCATCTCTGCGACCCCGCAGCTGCACCACCCCTGCCGCAGAACTCAGCGCCCGACCGATGCCGATCGGTGTCAGGTACTTCACATCGCAATAAACGTTATTGGTCGAGAACACACCTTCAGTTCTCACGGTGTCGCTCATGTCTTGAGCACTCAACAGGTCGCACTTGAACATGCCGATGCGGTTACTGATGAACGCCTCGATTGTCTGCTGCTGGGGTGTCTTCGATGACTCTTGAATGTCCTTCAGGAACTCAGTGACTGGGGGTGCTTCGCTCGGATTGAACCCGACCAGGCTGACATCGTTGTATAGGTAGTGCAGCACGTTCAACCAGCCGCCGCCCTTCATCCAGTTCCACCGGTCCTCCCAGTAATCAAGCCAGTCCTGACGCATCTGACCATGCTCATCACGTGGGTTCATGTCAGACCACAGCGCATAGAATCGTCGACTGGGACCGTTGAGGCGCAGTGGCAGCTGACTGTTGGTGGTCATGGTGCCGTTGATGATGTTGCGAACTTTGATTCGTCTGATGCCTTTCTGGTTGACACCGAGTCTATTCGGTGGAGCTGCAGCGATGGGTTTCAGCTTGTTGCTCACCTGCATTGCTTCGCGTCGATCACCTAGCTCAGTTTCATTGATGTGCAGGTACTTGGTCGACAGCAGATATTCATTGAAGTCACTCACCAGCTCTTCACCACTGATCACGTCACCGTTCTCACCCATGCCTTCGATCAGCGGGTACAGCAGGAAGTCTTTACCGCACCCTTCGCCGCTGCCGAACAACAACATGTGGTTGATCTTGTTCTCAGGGTGCCTCAGCGTGTAAGCCATCCACTGCTCAACGTGCTGTCGTGAGTCCCCCCACCCCAACGCATCGAAATGGTCACGCCATCGAGTGATGTCACCGGGTACCCCCTTCGGTTGATCCGCATCACTCCACATATTGCCGTACATGGTGTGACCTTCGACGAACACTTGAGGTTGTTTCGGTGCATAGTCCAGTTTGTCAACCTTGCGCACTCGACCGTCCTGTAGCGCGACTTTACGTGCTTCCGCATCCTCATGAGCGAACGAATTCTGGAACGCTTCGGTGCTGAAAAAGATGCGCGACTTCAGGTCATAGAACTGGTTCAGCTCTTTCACATACACCACGTTGTCGTAGAAATCAGCAGTAGATGAGTTGTCGATATACCAACCCTGCCTCAGATCCTTGATGATGTCCCTGAAGTCGGCTTTGCTCCACCTCATGATGTCGCACACCTGCTCATGCCAGTGCTTCTGATCCATCTTCGGTATGTCGTCAACGTGCTTCAGCATGTTCCCGGCAGCAGTACGCGCTTCAGGAGTCGCCGGTATCTGTCTGCGCAGCATGTCACACAACAGCTGGATAGCATCGGCAGTGACCACTGTTGGTTCAGGTTGCTGTGCTGCTGGGGGTGTCATGAAGCTGACTGCAGGCTCAGCGCACATCGTGTCAAACTTCTGCATGGTGGCGTCAGTGACTGCACCTGCTTGATGTAACGATTGCATATCAGAGTGAACGGACTGCAGGGGTGTCATGAAGCTGACTGCAGGAGCTGCGACGTCAAAGCTGCGCATGATCTGCCAGTTCTTCAGAACTCCCGTCGACCAATTGGGTCGCTGGGTGTCGATGAATCTGAGCAGGTCTTTTCCGGTTTTGGTTTGGCAGTTCCCATGATGGCATTTATAGCCGATAGAACCATCCTCATTAGTAAACACGGCAGCGCCACTGTCATCACCGCCAGTATGCTCAGCAACCCAAGGGCACGAAATATCAAAACGTCCATCGCTGCGAACCTCTTTAATTTTGATAATGTCAGGGATGTTGATCAGGGGGTGGTCACTCACCGCTGAGGCACCGTCGACCCGTGCTTCACGTCGCACCGCGTCAAGGTCAACAACGAACGGTGCAGCGAGCTGCTCCATCGTCACCTTGCGTGTCGGTTCCCACAGCAGCATTCGACACTTGAACGGTTGACCATTCACCAGTTTCGATGCTTTGTTGTTGATACCTTCAGGCAGTCGCAGGTACCGGGTCACCCCCTTCATGCCTGGATCTTTTCCATCAGGAGCAAGACCATTCGCCACCAGCCCATCAAGCAGGTTCTCAACACGACCACGGTCATCACACGGTGTATCGAGAATGTATCCCCATTGCTCCGAACCTGTTGATGATTCGAGTATCCATGATGGTTGCGGCAGCTTCTGCACCTCAGCCATCGACAGCTTCTCTTTCACATCGTCGAGCACAATGCAGGGGGTGTAGCGGAACAGCGCCTTGCGGCGTCGTGCTTGACCCTGGTCATCACAATAGAACGCACTGATGGTGAAGTATTGATTGGTTTTCGGTGGCAGAGTTTGGCGACTGTGATAGTCACCTTTCCACGCGATCAGGTGCTTGTCTTTGGGTATGTTGTTGGGGTCATAGGGGAATGCTGTGACGTGTGCCCACGGTGCGTCTGCACCGAAAATCGCTCGAAGGAATCCATCATTTGTCACCATGTCACCGTCACCATTTGAATCTGCTTATGCCGTGGGAACCTTCTATCTTACTCCGACGACCACTTTCTGTCAGCCTGCAGAGTATGACTCTTGTAGAACAAAGTCAAACAATGGTTGACAAGTGAATCAATGTGAAACTAAGATTGAGTTCCAAACAGGAAGAAACGCATTAACCAACTGAGGATATGATCATGCACAGTTAATAATTCAACTCATAACTGCAATACCAAACCCGCTTAATTGCGGGTTTGTCAGTAGAAACTAATCAACGGCAATCGAACGGTGACAATTATGAACGGCAATGCACAAGTGGGAAAACTTGGGTCCAAGCATATTGGAATCCATCATTCTATTAAGGATCTTGGTTCGATCACTAAAGAGCTGAACAACTTGCTGACCAGAATACAAGGTCAGGCACCAGCAGCTCCACAAGCGTCAGTACAGCCGATGTCTGATACTGTGAAGCCTGCTCGACCTGAGCCAACACTGTCAGACTTCCTGAGTAATGCAGGTGGTGAAATCGATTGTGTCACTGATCACGCACGTAGTCTGATCGGAAAATTGAATGAAGCGTTATTTTAATAACCTGCCGTGCTGAATACCAAACCCGCTTAATTGCGGGTTTGTCAGTAGAAGCTAATCAACACAAAAGAGGTCAACATGGCTAACGAAGATAATTCTGCAGAGTTGGAGGATGTCACTCTTGATGATGCTCTTCGTCTGCGCATCAACTGCAAAGAGTTGAATATTTTCAGGCAGAAAGCATTGCGTGCGAATGGGAAAGTCCATTCACAGCTGCTGCGTGAATTCATCACTGCGTACAACGATGGTCGTTTACGCATCATCCCAACCGAAGACCAAAAAGCTGAACTTGGAGAACTATATGTCACTGGAAAATGAACTGAAAAAGAACACCGCTGCGCTTGAAGCGATGACTGCCGCGCTGATGGCAGGAGCAATGGTGGCGACCGACAACGGCACTGCTGCTGCTGCTCCGGCTGCTCCGGCTGCTGCTCCGGCTGCTCCTGCTCCTGCTGCTGCTCCGGCTGCTCCGGCTGCCATGCAATCAGCAGCACAGTTGGTTCCTGCTGCTGTCATGATGACACCTGAAGAGCTCAACGTCGCACTGGTTGCTGAGATGGAACGCATCGGCAAGGGTCGTGAGCCAATCGATGCTGCAATGGCGAAGGTGGGTATCACCGGTTGCGCTGGTCAGACCGCTGAACAGCAACAGCTACTGATGGCTGCTGTCAAGGCGATTCCAGCGTGAGTGAGGGTCACGCACGACTCGGACCCAGCAACAAGCGTTGGCCTCACTGCGCTGGCTCAGTGCGAATGGAGTCGGGTTACCAGGACGTTGCAGGTGAAGCAGCTATCGACGGTACAGGGTCACACCTGCTGCTTGAGATGTGCATGATCAACAATGTGCCTGCGATCCAGTATGACCAGCAGATCATCGGTGCCAACCATAAAGACAATATGAACGGTTGGTTGGTTGACCCTGCTCGATGCGCACGCGTGCAGATGCAGTTGGACTATGTCACCCGGCGTGTCGCTGAGTTGAAGGTGCAGTTTCCCGATGCTTACGTCGTCGTGCAGGCTGAGATGAAGTCGAACCCCGGTGGTGCGTTCGGTCGTGACGATTGGTGGGGTACTTGTGACATCACCATCACCGCGCTCGATGCTGTCACCGATGAGGTCTACTTCATTGAGGTGTGTGACTACAAGGACGGTCGAGGTTGGGTTCACGTACCGGGCAACACTCAGACGATCAGTTATCTGTTTGGCAAGATGCGACCTTACATCGCAACTGGTCCTGACGATACTGGACCGTTTGATGCGTCGAAGGTGCCTCACTGCCGTCACACGATTGTGCAGCCGAAGACCAACCCTGTCATTAGGTACCAGTGCTCGACCCGGCCCGACGATAACTTCAGCACTCAGTACGTGATCGATGAAGCGATCAGACTCGGTGTCGCAGCTGATGCAACCGATGACCCTGATGCACCTTTGACCGCAGGCAAGCACTGTCAGTGGTGTAAAGCTAACCCGAAGCGCGGTGGTCACTGTACTGCCGATGCTGAGAAGAGTATTGAGGTATTGGAATCGATGAGTGATACAAACCTGATTGTGGCAGAGGGTGGTAATCAGCACCTGTTCGAGTTCATCCAGCAAGCGGTCGCTGATCCGAAGTCACTCACCGTTGAACAACTTGGTGAGCTGGCTGACGCTGAGGCTGGTCTGCTTGCTGCGTTTGGCAAGGTCAAGACCGAGATCCAAGAGCGGATCGAGCAAGGCACTTCGGTGCCTGGTTACGCGATGCTGCCGGGTAAGAACGCGAAGGTGTGGTCACAGGATGAAAAAGGTATCGTCAAGATGCTCAAGGCTCGACGGGTCAAGAAGGATGAGATGTACCCCGCCAAGCTGATCACCCCTGCTGCTGCACTGGCGTTGAAGTCTCTGACCGCTGAGCAGAAGACCAAGATCGAGCGCGACTATATCGCTGTGAAAGCGGGCAAGTCGTCGTTGCAGAAAGTTAGTCACGATCATCAACCAACTGTTGAAAAAGATGTTGCACAAAGTTCTACAGTTGATATGATGTTCGCAGATGTTCCAACCGCTGCACCCGCTGCAGTTTCATTCCTTTAGAGGTATCAGATCATGGCGCTAATTCACGGTATTTTATCCTTCGCTGACTTGTTTACTGCGAAGGTTCCCAAAGCTGGTGGCGACCCCAAGTTCGGTGCGATGGTGTTGTTGCCGCCAACCGACCCGCAGATCGAAGCTCTACTCGCTGAAGTCAACGCTGCGAAGGCGAACACTTTCCCGTCTGGTATGCCAGCCAACAGCAACCTGTGTTTCGATATTTATGAAAAGAAGATCACCCCCGACAAGGATTATTATGACCCTCGTTTCGTCGGGTGGTACGCGTTCACCTGCTCTGCCAAGGCAGCAGATCGACCTACGGTTGTTGACATGAACCGTCAGCCAATCATCGACCCTGCTGAGATCTTCAGCGGTATGTTGGTGCACGTTAACGCGGGCATCAGTGGGTACGTTAAAGGCACCGGTGGTGTGGGTGGTTGGCTGAACGGTGCGATGAGTACCGGTGAAATGGGTCAGTTCGGTCGACTCGACGGTAAGCCGAGCACTGAGCAGATGTTCGCCAACGTGGGTGCATCACCAGGTGCAACTTCTACCCCACCCCCAGCAGCCCCGAACGCAGCACCTGTGGCGCTTGTCATGACTGCATTGGCAGCTGGTGTGACCTATGAGTCGTACATGGCAACCGCAGGCTGGACTGATGAACTGCTGATCGAGAAAGGTTTGGCGACACGTCCTGCTGCTCCTGCTGCTCCTGCTGCTCCTGCTGCTCCTGCTGCTCCTGCTGCTCCTGCTGCTCCTGCTGCTCCTGCTGCTCCTGCTGCTCCTGCTGCTCCTGCTGCTCCTGCAACGCTGGTCATGACAGCTG